TTTTGGTAATATCTCTTTACATTGTATTCTATGTTTTGATTCGTCTCGCATATGTGGATCATAATTTCTAAAATCAAACTCTAATTCACCACCTTTGTATTCTGATCCATCTGTTAATTGACAGGTCATAGATAACTTTCTAATTCTGCCATGCTCTGGATGATTAGGATCTTTTCGATCATAAGGTCTATCCCAACTATCACAGTGCCAATCATAATATTGATTTAGCTTATATTTTGTGAATTGACAAGACTCACTTCTTTCCCAATCAAAGTTCCAACCTGCAGCTTTATTTGCTTCGTGCACATACGGGTGCAGTTCTTTATATATCCAAGTATCGTTAAGCCATACCAGATCAGATTTTCTTTTACGCTGCATATTTTTAACCTCATCCTCTTTTAATTTTCTATCTCCATATCCGCCAGTTCTAGCCATAACTTCTTTTTGTTTATTAGCATAAGCTATAACATCATCACAGAATCTAGGTGTGAGCACACCACTGAAGTACCAATAGTAATTAGATATATTCATAGGTTATTGTCTGCACAAAATTTAAACTATCCTTTTGATTATTAGTTAAGTAGTACATATTAGTTGATGGAAACATTATAAATCTGTTATTAAAAAGTGGTATATCCCAATTTCTTCCTTTGCGTCTGTTATCTTCAAAATGTATTCTGACCATACAGTCTTTGACTTTTACACCATAGAGTAATGTATAATCTGGCGAGTTTCGTAGATCTACTGGATCTATATTTAATAAAGGAATTGTAGTCTCTTGAGGTTTATATATGTTACCCCACGTTTCTTTGTTAACTAAAGTAAATCCATACTCTAAATTTATATGATCTCTCATATAAGTATTTAACATATCGAATGTTCGTGAGAATGGAAAAGGTGAATCTGTAACCTGTGATTTTAAAATATCGTTTTGTAATTTATCTCGATCAATGTCCCAATCTTTAGGCATTGCCACATCACCGTAATATAATGCTATTTCAGATAATACTTTCTTTTGCATACCACATACCTTTTTAATTTAAGCTTTGCTGTCTGTCAAGTCCCAGGATTGGCCTTCTTCGTTCCAACTATAACTCCATTTATGAGTATCAGCTGTATTTTGTGATTCTTGTTCTGCTGTTAGTGCCGGAGCATCACCGATTGGTGATTTCCAAGAAGCTGATTCAAAATGTTTTACCCAAGATGCATATGGTTTTTTAGGCCAAAAGATATTATCATCTTCGTCCCAAGTATAACCTATACCTGCGTAGTTACCTCTTAAAGGTGTTCCACCTAATTTGTGTTGTCCGCCTTGTGTATTGTAAGACGTTTGAATCCACATCTGTGCAGGCCAATTATTGTGTCTCTCTAACCACTGTTGACCTACTGTTTCATCCTCAACACCATCAGCATTTAACATCTTATCATTATCCATAGTTAACACTTGAATAACTTTTCCGTTAGCTCCTAGTTTTGCAAAATGTGCCATAATGTTTCTCCTTATATATTAATTTTAATTATCATTCAACTATTGAAACTTGTACCTTATTATTACTATACCAGAGCCACCCGCACCAGATGTACCTGCTCTAGTTCCACCACCACCGCCTCCAGTGTTAGCTGTTCCAGCTCCTCCAGGGTCACTTCCACCATCACCACCTTTTCCACCACCACCTGCTCCTCCAGGACTACCTGTACTAGATCCACCTCCTCCACCACCAGAAAAATATCTAGCTCCTGAAACAGGGCCGGTTGTACCATTACATCCAGCAAATCCTGCACTTACCACAAAAGATCCTGCTCCACCTGGTCCTCCAACAGCAGGAGAAGAAGTATTACCTCCAACAGCGGCTGCGCCACCACCACCAGCACCACCGTAACCAGAACCACCACCTAGACTTATTCCTCCATCATTGCCTTGAGCGGGCGATACAGAGGGTGTGTTTCCTGTTCCTCCAGTGCCAGGTGTTGGACTACATCCCCAACCTCCACCTCCAGATCCTCCTGGACCTCCGTTAGCTTGACTTGGTGTTGATCCACCTGCACCAAAACCACCACCAGCAGATGATATTGTAGAAAATGATGATAGATTACCATTGTTACCATTAGAATTAAGAGATGGTGCTGATGCACCTCCTCCACCAACTACGATTGAAAAACCAGTAACACTAACAGGTATTGCTGCAGGAGAGGGTGAATTTGGAGCTACCAAAGGAGATGTTTGAGGCGCTGGCATACAAGTTGTATTAGAAACCCTAAAACCACCAGCCCCACCTGCACCTGCTCCAAAAGCTCCATTTGCAGCACCACCACTTCCACCTGCTCCTACCACTAAATAATCCACTGTATTTGAACCTGAAGCATTACCCGCGTCTGAAACACAAAAAGTTCCAGGTCCTGTGAATGTATGAATTTTAAAATTACCACAAGTTGTTATAGTTCCACCAGTTGCTGTTACAAAAGCCTCTGTTTTAACTGAGGATTGTAAACCATCATCTGTTACTAACCAACCCTGTGTTGAATCTATAAAAATTAAAGTAACCGCAACACCTTCTGTATCTATAACTGCATTAATTGCTGAACCACCAATTTTATCTGAACCATTTTGAACTAATGTCAATGCGTGTGTATCAAATGAATTTAAATAATCTTTAAATGCAACAACAGCTCCAGGTGTTCCTGCTGGTAGATTAACTGATACTGCACCACTAGATGTATCTACAAAATATCCTTCACCAGCAACCGCTGTAAAACCTGATGTTTTAACTGTTGTTGTCCAAGACGCCGAACCTGTTGCACCAAAGTTTGTTGCTGTGCCTTGGTTATTAATTGTTGCACCACTAGGAATTGTGAACGTATCACCACTATCACCTAGGGTTACTGTGGTTCCAGATCTTGGACTAATTTTATTTACTTTTATTTCACTCATAATTTACCTATTGTGACCTATATCTTATTATTACAACTCCACTTCCACCATTGCCTGGAACATCAGCTGCATAATTACCTCCACCACCTCCACCACCTTGATTAGCCGCACCACAAGCTGGAGTTGGAGTCAAAGCTGGATTAGCTCCATTTGATCCACCACCTAATCCTCTATTACCATAAGAAGCGTTAGCCGGACTTACACCGCCTCCACCACCGCCAGAAAAATATTGTACATTTGAAGAACACTCACCATTACTCGCACCAAAACCTGTTACACCGGCTCCTGCTCCACCATTACCACCTAAGTATGGTTGTGCTCCATCTCCTCCTACAGCCATAGCTCCACCACCTCCGCCACCAACATCACAAGAGATATGTAAACCTGCTCCGCCATTACTTCCTTGAGAAGGAGACACTGGTGGTGTATTTCCAACACCTCCAGGATTTGCTGCTGGTGAGTATGGAGGTACGTTATGTGATCCCCCACCGCCACCTGAACCACCTGATGTTCCAGGTTGTGATGCAGTTGGTCTTGTATAATTTCCACCTTTACCTCCACCTGCTGAAATGACTGTGCTAAATTGTGAATTTGAACCAGCTGTATTTAATGTTCCCTCTGGTCCAGATGGTGGTGATCCATTTCCTCCTGCACCAACTGTTATTGGAAAACCAGTTGCTGTAACTGTAATTTGTGTTCCACTTGGAGAGCAAGCAGGTCCAAAACCGTTTCTTGGTCCAGCTGGACCTGATTGTGGATTACTCGTAGTGTTTGCAAAAAATCTAAAACCACCACCTCCTCCTCCACCGTAACTTCTATTACCACCCCCACCACCTGCAACAACTACATAATCTACAATATTGTTTGCAGCGCACGCTGCTGTACTTGCTACTGTAAAAGTTCCAGGTCCTGTAAATGTGTGAATTCTAAAATCTCCACATTGAGATTCTGTTCCACCAGAAGCAGACATCATATCATTACCTGTTACGTTTGATGTTGAATCTTGAACATTTTTCCAACCCTCCGTATCATCAACATAAACAAGAGTTATAGATAAACCCTCTGTGCTTAAAATAGCAGAATCAGCTACACCACCTATTTTTTGAGATCCATTAGGTGTGATTGTTAAATTATGTGTTTGAAATGTGTTTGTATAGTCAGCAACCGATACAATATTACCTGCCGTTCCTGCTGGCAGGTTCATTGTAAACGCGCCTGAAGACGTATCTGCAAAAAATCCTTGTCCATTAACTGCTGTGAAAGTAGAAGTTTTAATTGATCCTGTTTGCCAATCAACGGTTCCTGTTCTACCAAAACCTGTCTGTGATGCACCTGATGCTAAAGCAATACTATCACCACTTGCACCTAGTGTGATTGTTGTACCACATTTGTTGATGATATTTGAATCATCTGAAACTTTATTTATATTATCTACTTTAATTTTACTTGTCATAATTATTGAAATTTGTATCTTATTATTACTATTCCTCCACCACCGTTTCCACCAGCTTGATTT